ACCAAGAACAGTATTAGTTGCAAAACTTCCTGCGCCTTCGCCAATTGTAATGCCGTTAATAATCTGGTCAGTTACAAATGTATTCTGTACATCAGTCATTGCTGACATAATTACAGAGAAGGCTGTAAAGGTAATGATTTCTAGTACATCACTTGCTGCAGCACCTGATGCCAAGACAATGCTTGTACCGTTAGTTGCTGTGTAGTCAGTACTACGAACCTGTAGTACACCGTTGAGGTATACCTGCTCCTTGCCTACAAGGTAGGATAGTGTCGCACCGTCAGCATCAGTACCAGAGAATGTTGTCTGGCTTGCTGTAGCAGAGTAACGGTAGCGATAGATAGCAGCGGTGGATGAGATACCTGCCCAAGCGGAACCACTCCAGACATACATAGCATTGTTGCTTGTATCCCAGTACAGCGCACCTGTAAGTAGTGGGTTGCCATCATTGTCTACTGTAGGTGGACTTGCCTTAGCGCCTAAGTATCTGTCGTCAAACTCATCGTAGGTAGTTGCTGCACTGCTTGCAGAAGTTGCTGCAGATGCTGCACTTGTAGCAGCAGCAGTAGCGCTAGTAGATGCAGATGCAGCGGAAGTTGCAGCAGCAGTTGCAGATGCAAGAGCAGATGATGCGCTTGTTGCTGCATTAGTTGCGCTGGTAGCAGCAGCACTTGCTGAGTTGCTAGCAGAAGTTGCAGATGTTGCTGCTGCCGTAGCAGAAGTTGCAGCGTTTGTTTCGCTAGTTGAAGCAGCACTTGCTGATGCTGCAGCATTAGTAGCAGAAGTTCCTGCAGCAGTTGCTGATGCAGCAGCAGATGTTGCTGATGTAGCAGCAGCGGTAGCAGATGTTGAAGCACTAGCAGCACTTGTGGCTGCAGCACTTGCTGATGTAGCAGATGCAACTGCAGATGCTGCTGCGCTTGTAGCACTTGTAGCAGCAGCGGTCTGGCTAGCAGCAGCGCTTGTTGCGCTGGTTGCTGCAGCCGTGGCTGATGCTGCTGCTGATGTTGCACTTGTCGCTGCAGCGCTTGCGCTTGTAGCAGAAGCAGATGCTGATGAAGCAGCAGCCGAAGCACTGGCAGCAGCGCTTGTTGCTGATGTGGCAGCACTGGTTGCACTTACTGCAGCAGAGGCTGCGCTAATAGCAGCAGAAGTTGCTGAGCCGAGAATTGAATTTACATACGCATAAGTTGTAGCATCATTATCAGATGTAGGTGTACCTAATCCAGTAATTTTAAATCCACCAGCAGCAAGGTTTGAACCAAGCGTTCCAGATGTAATTGTAGAACTTGTTACAGTTGAACTTGTAATTGTTGCAGCAGTTACAGTACCACCAGTAATAGTTGCAGTTGAAGTCACTGCTCCGCTGATAGTAGCGCCGTTAATTACTGGAGTAGTAAGAGTCTTGCGTGTTAGTGTCTGCTCTTTAAGAGTACCAACAATAACACCATCACCTGTAGCAACACCATGAACATGTGTCTGGTTAGCAGCATTAAGGATTGTCTGGTCAATGTCATAACCACGAGCAGCAATGTGATTCTCTGACTCACGGAACTCACGACCTGAAACACCATGTCTTACGACAGCACCAGCAGAGTGGGCTACAGCCTGTGTATTGTCAGAGCCACGGGTTACGCTAAGTGTTGTTCCGCTACCAGAAGTAACAGTAACAACTTCTTCTTTAGATGTATCAGGGTCAACAATAAGAGTGTATGGGTAATCAGTTGGGAAGCCAGAGATGGAGCCAACGATAAACGAAGTGTTTGCTTGTCCCTGTGATTGTGCGGGAATTGATGAACCGAGTGCGGTTTCAACTGCTGTTGAGGAGTAGTACCGCGCTGGTGAGCCTGGGTCGCCTGCTGCCATTTGTCTGCCTTATCTCTGGTAGTGGGAACGAAGTGGATGTTGACGGCGCTGGTTGTCCGCTACTTCATTTAAACGCTGTTGGTAAATGTTGTATAGGAATCTGGAAGCGTTCTGTCCAGAACCTACTGGTGTTACGCCATCAAAAATATCTGCTGCTGCAGATTGTGGACCAAGGCGTGATGGGTCTAAGAATGAAACCATACGGAAGGCTGCGCCATAGATGACGACATCTTCTGAGTATGATGGTAAACCTGTAGTTGTTGCATAGTCATCATCTTCATCTACTAACAATGTAGGGCGCTTCTTGTACACTACATGCACTGTCTGTCCAGGAGTAATACCTGAATAGATACTGATGCTACGAGCAGTTGCAAAAGCATCTGTGTCTGCTGTGTGGTCTAGTGTGTAGCCACGAACTGGGAACCATTCACGAGATGGTCCAACTGTTGAGTAAGACACACCAAGGACTGCCTGGAAATCTGCTGGCAACTGGTAAGTAGTGCGTGCTGCGATGAAGGGGAAGTCAGTTGTGCCAGTGGCAAATACCATTGGGTACATAGCATCAATAGTGTTATTGATTGCCTTCTTGATTTCTGCTCGTGGAAAGATTGGGCTGGCAATTACTTTTGCGTTTTCTTCGTGTGTTGCAGGTGTAGTGCCACGCTGTCCACGACCCCATGGGGTAAGTGTCAATGTGTTGGCTACATTGTCTGTGCTATTAACAAAGACAATCTCATCATCAATCTGTACAAAGCCACGACCCATACCTGTTGCATCAGCAATAGATAGAGTAGTTGTAGTTGATGATGCAGGTGATGTTAGCCAACTGGTTGGCTCAACATTGTCTGTGTATCCATGAAGAACTGAATCAACACGCTCAATTAAATCTAAATATGAACTCATAGGTTAATGCTCCTCAATGCTACGACTCCTGATAATCCAGTGGTTCCTGCTAACTCATTGCAGATAGCATTAAAGTCTTTATAGTTAGTAGGCTGGCGAGATGAACTTGCCTTGTAATTCAGGGCAGCAATAAGACCCAAGCCATTGGTGCCAGCCCATGCATTGGCAGCACCTTGTTCAGATTCATATGCTGTCATTACTGGATAGGTACCACCATTGGCTAAACGATTGAGTTCGTCTGCTAGTGAACTTCCTGCTGTTCCTGTTGCCATTACTTAGCCTTTCTCTTTGCTGCTGCGTTATCCACGAGGTTTGGGTAAGGGCGACCAGCCTTCTTAGCAGCAGCCTTAGCCTTTGCTTTTTGTGCTGGTGTTAGTGGTGTTGATTTCTTCTTTGGATTCTTTGTATCCCAAAATGCTTTCTTCTTCACCACTTCACCTTGTCTGCCCAATACGCTGCACTCATCTTGCCTTTGGCAATATTCTTTGCATGGCGTGCTTTGAACGATGCTTGACGGGCAGAAGGTTGTCTGTCTCCTGAGACTCCCTGTTGCCCAAAACGAATTGTCTTTACTTCTGAACCTGACTTAGCCACAACAACATGAGACTTTGTTGGATGACTTGGTGTGCGCTTAGGCTTGTTAAAGCCTGACACACCAGCACGGGCTAGGCGTGGGTCCTTCTTGGCTGGCATTACTTCTTCTTCTTAGCCATCTTTGCTGCGCTCAAGGCGATAGCAACTGCCTGCTTCTTAGACTTAACAGCGGGTCCACCCTTGCCTGACTTAAGAGTTCCACGCTTGTACTCGCCCATTACTTTTTCAACCTTTTTCATTGCTGCTTTTTTCTTCATGGTTTAGTCCTCGTCATCTTCCATCTCAAGGCGCTTGCCTGTTGGCACTTCGCCAATACGCTGGATAGGCTTGTTGTACTGAGCAACATTTGCTGCAGTCGGAGCAGAGTTAACTTTTCTCCCACCAACACCATATGGACTCACTGTTCCATAACATCCGCACTTAATGCACATTTCTACTCCTTTGGACTGTAACTTGTGTTTCTCCGCCAACAGTTGTGTTGTAGTTAGCAGAAATCTGTATTGCTTTTATAGCAACTTCTTCGGCATCTTTGATTGTCTTAGGACCAACCATTGCTACTGCACCAAGTGCTAAGTTGCCACCACCACCGATTGCATAGAACCCGCCATCATCGCGGGAGAAGGAGTAGTAATGGCTAATCTCATAAATGATTCCGTCAAAGGCAACGAGTGCATCAAAGCCTGCATCTCTATCAGCAGGGTCTGGGTTGTACCCATTGTCAATCATTGCCTTGCGAAGTGATGGCAATACTTTGCTCATCATAAACTTATCTGAATCCATAACCCTGGATACTTTGGGTGGCTGCCATAGGTATTGTGCAATGTTTGCTGCTTGGTCATCTCCAGCAAAGGCGATTACATACTCGTCCTTGGTGATAACCTTCTCAATACCTTTTGCTGCATAGGGCTTATCGTTGTAGGTAATCCTGGAATCACCAGCAATAACTGCTGCGTTCTTTAACTGGATACCAACGATGGCTGTCATGTTTGCCCCTTAAGCGCCGTATGCTTTTCCTGTCTTGTTTGAAATATCTACTGCCTTCTGGACTGCCTGCATGCTTGTACCTGCTGGCTGAATACCTTGAGCGCGGGCATCTTTATATGCCTTGAGTTCTGCATCCCACTTTGTAGTTGACATACTTACTTTAGAATTGGCATCTCCTACACCCATTTCAAGTGTAGAAACTTTGCAGCCAAAACATCCTTCAACATACTCAGGATGTGTAGTTCGTCTGTGTAAACTCATGCTGGTGTTATGTACTCCCCGTAGCCTTGAGCAGTCAAGGCATCTGCTGTCTCTTGCGTGATTAAAGTCTTAGTACCACCTAAGTAAAACTCAGTAGCAACATCAACATCAACCTGTGCTGGGTAACGATATGAGGAATAGATACCGTTAACTCTTAAGACAGAAACTCCCTTATTGATTTTATAGCGCGAGAACAAAGGACCATCAGACATTGGAGTTTCTTCAACGATGGGTGTAGTAAAAATGTACTGAGTCATATTGTCCTATTCTGTTGCAGAGGATGGGGCTTTCGCCCCACCCCCCGACAACTACTGCTTAGAGAGCAGCGATTGATGAACCTGATTCGATGCGGTATAGAGCAGCCTCGCGGTAGCGTGACCATCCGATAACACCGTACCATCCGATTGGACGGAAACGCATCAACTTATCGGTGATTGGTCCGATAACAACTGATGGCTCTTGTGCAACAGCCTCAGCCAATGCTTGCTTTCCAGCAAGGATTGTGTCGAATACGCGAGTTACAGGTGTAACAGTTACAACAGTTGATACTGTTACTGCTGCTGAGTTAGCAACATCTACAGTAAGTGTTGTTGTTGAACCTGATGTTGTGATTGCAGTAATCTTCGCAGATGTTCCTACGCCTGTTCCTGAAATCTTGTCGCCGACCTCTGCGCGAGATGCGATGACTGATGTTGAAGCAACACCGAATGTGAAGCCTGCTGATGTACCAGCAACAGTTACGGCTGTTGTAGCCAATGCTGTCTGGTCTGCACCTGCCTTGGCTGAGAACATGCGTGGGTTTTCAATGAAGAAAGCACCTTCGTATGTTCCGATTGAGCCTGCGAATAGGTTACCCAATGAAGCATCTGTGTGCTGGTGTGTGTCACGCCAGCCGATGTTTCCTGTCTCAGCACGAAGGTCGTGTGAAACTTCTGGGTGGATACCTGTCCAGTATAGGCTTCCTGAACGAGGAACAGCCTTGTTTGTACGCAACTTAGCAACTGCCTTGCGAAGGTTAGCAGATGTGATTGTCATACCTGCTGTGATTGTTGCTGTTGATGTTGCTGTACCTGAGTAGATAACATTCACACCGTTGACAAGCGCTTGCTGCGCGATGTCATCGAGTGAGTCAGCCATGTTGTAAGCGATGATGTCAGCGATTGCTGGGTCAACATCTGATAGTGAAAGCAGTTCCAACTTGCGTGTTGCAAGTGCAGCGTTACCCTGTTCGTTTAGAGTAACTGAAACTGTTGAGACATCTGGTAGTGCTACTGCATCTACATCGGTTGTCTCTGAAAGAGCAGCAGTTGCTGCAGCCAAGTCATTGTAAAGTGAGAATACAACGCTTGAACCTGGCATCGCCTGCTGAACTGGGCGCTTATCCGCTACTGCACGAATCATCGGCGTATCGCGGAGGGCAAATTCTACATAACGGTCATAAGCGGTCTTTACAAGACCTGCCATAGACGAGGTATCTGTATATGCCATGTGGGTTCACCTCCTGGTGATTGGTTAGTTGGTTGGGTTAATTACAAACCAAGGAGTGCATCTAGTTCATCGCGTGACTTTGCCTGCAAGACTCGCGACATGGAATCTGTGTCAAGGTTTGGAGCCTGACCAGTAGCGACCATGTTGTTAATTCTTGCTTGAGCAGTCACATCGTGATTCTGTTGTGTTGACTGAGTTTCAGCCTGGGTTACTGCACCAAATACATCGCCATATTCGTTAATCCAGTTATTGATTGCTTCTTCCGAAGTATCAATATCTGCTGGTACGAACGCTGCAATCTTTGGGTTGAAACCCTTTGCTTGTAGCACATCCTTGACAGTACGCTGACGGGTCTGTGACTTAAGACCTAACAACTCCTGTTCTAGTTCCTTTGCACGCTTTTCAAGCGCACGGTTTACTTTGCGGAGTTGATTGATGCCACCGTCTTGGGTGGTTTCATCATCTTCGTCATCGTATTCATAGTTGGTAGCCATCTACCTATCTCCCTTTGTTAGTTGTATTCGCAATCCACAATGCAGTTAGGGGAAACTACATTGGCTATCACTACCAGTCTTTTACGCCCACCTAGGCTGGTCAATTAAGTGGGGATTCTTTTATATTTCTGTATCGCTTCTAAGCGATGTACTTGTTACTCCAGAACGACCACCGAAGCGAGTCATTGTTTCTCGCTCAGCACGCTTCTGAGATGCCATCTGGCTTTGAATGTTTTTGCCAACGATTCCTTGAATCGCCTCATTCTGTGAGTAGTTAGTTCCTTCAATACGAGCAAGGCGTGCTTGCTGGTCTGAAAGAACCTTGGCTTGAGCAAAGGCTGACCTGATTGTCTGGTAGTCCTGCTCACCAACACCACCGCGTAGTTCTTCTGCTTCAACTATTGAAACACCAGTACCAAACCCGACATCCATAGCAGCAGCACCAATCTCAGCAAGGCGTACCTGCTTCTTGATGATGTCCATACCAACGGTTGGATTGAGTAAATATGCAGTAAGTGCTGCGTTATCTACCTCTGGGTAATAAACCTTAAACTGTGAGATAACATCTGCGTTATCCTTAACACGAGTAGCAGCAAGATTGACTCGCTCCTCAAACTCACGAGGGCTAACTAGGTTAGCAACATAAGTACCTAATTGCTTGCGAGAACCAAGTACCTTGGTATCAAGCCCATAAGCCTGTAGTGTCTGTAGGTAACCTCTCTCCATAGAGATATAGGTAGCCTCATTAACAGCCTGACCTGCATCACGCAGTGCTTGCATGCCAGGGAATCTATCCTTGTATGCTTGTTGCTTAGGTAGTTCTAATTTAATCTGTGCAACTGTGAAGTCTTGTCTAATCAAACCATCAATAGTATCAGCCAGGTCTGCTAAACCAAGTTCTGCAAGAGAAGCCTTGAAGTCTTGCTGTGCGGTGCGCTTGGCTGTATCTTCTTTAACACCATTAACATAGTTAACTCCACCAAGACTTCCAGTAAAGTTTGCTCCGTTAAGTTTGAACGGGTCGTTAGTAGTTCCAGAGCCTGTGTAGTTTGAACCACCAGTGTTAGCGTTGTCAGTCTTTA